TGGCACGACCTGATGGACAAGGTAGTAAGCCAGTGTCGGCGGGTTCTCACGCCCGACGGGTCGGCTATGTTTGTCATCCAGCCGAACTTTGACAAGCTGGGGGCGATGCGGCTATGGGTGTGGGAGTTCCTTGTCAGGACGGCGAAGCAATGGAACTTGATACAGAATGTGTATTGGTGGAACCATACGACGCCCCCGACGGCCTCTTGCCAGCGTAAACACGGGCTAATGCGGGGAAGTGTAAAGTATTGTCTATGGTTCGGGGCGGCCGACTGCTACCGGGATCAGGGAGCGGTATTGTGGGAACCGAGCGACAGCATGAAGGCAGTAAGTCTGGAAGATCGCAGCTTGAAGTATTTGCCTTCCGGCCTCTCCCTGCGCAGGGGTAGAGTGGCGCAAGCGGCGATGGAGCGGGGCGGCTCAACTCCATTCAACCTTATACCGATTGGCGGACACTCGGACAGTGGCATTCACGGACACGGCGCAGGAACTCCGATCAAGCTGGCCGAGTGGTGGACGAAGTACATCACCCGACCGGGGGACACAATCCTTGACCCATTCGCAGGAGCGGGCAGTATCGGTGTAGCGGCGGCACAACTCGGACGGAACTATATCGGGATTGAGAAAGAGGCGGAATACTGTCGTATAGCAAGGGATCGTATTTCCTCCGTCGGCCCGGCTATATAACGCATGGCGAAGAAGAAGAAAGCCGACACCAAAGCCCTCTCATTCGGCGACTACGCATCAAACATTTGGCAACCGCTCGGAACTTCTACGTTTCCGTTCCAGCGCCCGCTCGACATCTTCGGCAGTCAAGCCGCACCCACTGACTTGCAACTCGTTCAGGTCTTTGATGACGTGGTCTATGCGTGCGCTAATGGCATTGCCGAGAACTTCTCGAAAGTCCCGGTCAAGTTGTATCTTCGCCAGGGGCCGGGCGATAGCAAGCGGTGGAAGGGGAAGAAGAACTGCAAGCCGATCAGTCAAAAGCGGTGGGCACAACTCGCCAAGTCTCGGCCGGAACTCACCCGCAAGGCGCAGGACATTTACGAAATTGACGATCACGAGATATGGGATTTTCTCAGCGACGTTTGCCCATACCTGACGTGGCAACAACTCCAAAAGGTGGAGAAGCTATATCAACTCATCGTGGGTGCGAGTTATACGGCGATCCACGAGGCGGGGAACCTGCCCGATCAACTGTGGGTTCTTCCAGCCCAATACGTCAAGCCCAAGAGCGACGATCCGGGCAAGCGGATCACCCACTATGTCTTTCTGGAGGGGACGGAGGCGGAAACCATCTACGCCCGTAAGGACGTGATTGTCTTTTCGGAACCAGACCTTTATGAGCCGTACATCTGCCACTACTCGCCGTTGAGGGCGGCATACGAGCGGGTCAAGCTGGCAAAGTCCGAACTCTCTTACTTCCAGCAAATCTTGATAAACGCCGGGCGGCCGGATGTGGCGGTTACTGTCAATGACAAGCTGGCCCCGAACTCGGCCGAACGGCTGGTGAAGCAGTTTGCGCAAATCTTCCGGGCCAGTTCCGGGGGAGCGGGCGGGCCTGCGTTCATTCCGGCGGGGCTGGATGTTAAGCCCTTGTCGTTCAGCCCGAACACGGTTTATGACGTGGAATACGTCCGCATGACGAAAGAGACGATTTGCAACGTCTTTTCCTTCCCGGCCGAACTCCTGGCGCAGTCCAGCAACTTCGCCACTTATCAAGGTGCTATGCGCAAGCTGAACACCGATGTAATTATTCCGGCGTTGCGCCAACGTGACGAGACGTACAACAAAATGCTCGTTGGGCGGTTTCAGGATGACCGGCTATTCTTGGCGAGTGACGAACCGACCGTAGAGGAAGAACCCGACCAGAAGCGAAACGCAATCGTTTCCCTCGTGGGGGCGAACCTCTTGACCTTCAACGAGGGCCGTGAAGAACTCGGCGAAGAACCCGTCGAGGGCGGGGACAAGTTTAATTATCAGGTGGAAAAACTCCCGACCACGCAACTTCTGGCCCCGCCGACACCCGACGGCCGCCAGGAGCAAGCGCACGAGGGCACGGCCTTGCCGAGCGATCCAGCCCAACAACAGGGGAACCGGCTGGAACTCGGCAAGGCAATCCTCGAACTCCAAGAGGCGCACTACGGCGGCGGCATCCCACGGGAAGCGGCCATTGCAAACGCTGTCCTTCTCGGTGTGACCTCGGAGGAAGCGGCGAAGCTATTCCCCGTGGCCGAACCCGAACACAAAGAACCCGTGCCGGAACCGCTCGCCCAAGAGCAACCGCCCCAAGACGGAGTTAAAACCTTAAAAGCCCTGACCCCTGACCCCGGATACGAGGATGAAATCCGCCGTCAAGCGGCCGAGTTCTTCCGAGGGCAGGAGCGGCGGGCGCTGGATCGGCTGGCACAAAACCCCGACGCCGACGACTTGATTGACCCGGCGGCCGAAGCCGAAGCCATGCAAGAGCGGCTCTTCCCGGTAATCAGCATCATGGCAGACCGATCCGCCCAAGACTTCATCACGTCTTACGGGCTGGTGGCGGACACCTTCCGAGTTGTCCAGCCGAAGCTACGGGAAGCGGCTGCGCTCTGGTGCGGCGAACTATGTGCCTCAACTCAGGCGACGACAGACCTTGAAATCCGGGATGCGATAGCCCGCACGAGGGCTTACCTCGTGGAAGGGGCGACCTCTGGGGCGAGACTTGCCACGATTGCCGATGCAGTCCGGGAAGTGTTCGCCAGGGCGACCGTAGAGAAGTCCTGGCAGATCGCCAGGACGGAAAGCGCCCGCATGACGCAACAGGCGGTCAGGATCACCGGGGACGAAAGCGGCGTAGTCAAGTCGTACAAGTGGCGGGCCTCCACGATGGACGTATGCCCGATTTGCCTTGAACTGAACGGCACGGAGGCACTTCCCGGCCAGCCCTTCGCCACGATTGGCACCGGCCCGTATGCGGCCAAGTGGGGCGGGGACGCTCACCCGAATTGTAGGTGCTACATCGAACCCCAGCTTATTGACAGGTACACGGCATAAATACACCAATGGCTAAGCGAAAACTACATACCAGCCCGTGGGGCTTTCAGGTCAGCGAAAAGACGATCCGGGAGATTGACGCCCGGTTGAAGAAGTCCCCCGACCTCAAACCGCAGCGTAAGGCAGTCTCGGACACGAAGCCGAACCCCGACGCCAGGACGGACAAGAGCATTCTTTCCGCCGAAGTGGTGGACCGGGACGGAGAAGTCGTCCTCATTGACCCCCTGAATTACGAACACTTTTTGCAGTACCCACGGGTTTTCTGGGATCACGATTACGCTGACCTCCCCATCGGATACTGTCAGTGGATCAAGAAAGACGGGCCTACGCTCATCGCCCAGACCAAGTATGCGGAGCGGCCGGCCGACCTGTCCGGGGACTGGTTCCCCGACCTCGTCTTCGCCCTGATTGCTCACGAGCCGATTTTGCTCCCGCACAAGTCCATCGGGTTCATATCAGACAAGCGCACGCCGACGCATGACGAGTTAGAAGCCCATCCAGAATGGGCGGGTGCGATTTTGTGCGACAATGCTTTACTCTTGGAATACTCGGTAGTCGGAATGCCAGCGAACCCGGACGCCGTAGTCCTGAACGTGGCAAAGCACCTTTGCACCGATCACGCCACGTTGAAACGTCTCGGCATCAAACCAGAAGTTAAAACCTTAAAACGGCCACGCCCCGACCGCTCCCCGGAGTACGCCAGGGCGACGGAAGCGGCCATCGTCCGGCAGCTTGAAAGCATTGATGCGGAGCAGATTGCCAGGGACGTGATTAAGAAAATGATGCGGGGCGCATAGATAAGCCAGACACAAGTTAGAAGCTGTCTCGGTTCATTCAGGCGGTGTAGCTGGGGAATGGAAGGACAACAGGGCTTCGGGGACTTGGAGAAAAAGACATAAGATAAATGAAAGCCAATACGAATATGAAAGCTTGTTTCGTTAAGGAAGTCGGGAGCAACAAGCCCGGCGACATTTTGGACATCGAAGACGAACTTGCGGAAGCCCTGATTAAGTCCGGCCACGCCGTAGAAGTTCCAGAAGACACCGACAAGGGCGACGACAACGAAGCCCACGAGGAAGAGAACGACGGCGACGAACCCGCCATGAAGTCGGCCGCCAAAGTGGCCGAGAAGAAGGCGAAGGAAGTCGCCAGCGAAGTCGAGAAGCAACTCAAAAAGATTGCGGAGCGGAAGTCTAAGGCCGAGCCGGGCGCTAACACCGTCCGGGTTCTGTCCGAGGAAAAGCCGCACCGTTGTTTCGGTGAGTGGCTTCAAGATCAGGTGCGGTGGCGTGAGGGGGGCGACGAAATTGCCCGCAAGCGCCTGGAACAAGCCGCACGCTACGGCCGCAAGTCCCCCGCTGGTGCAAGCTCCACCGGCTCAACGAGCGGCCTTGAACTGGTTCCCCGCTACTGGGCGGACAGTGTTTACACTCGCCCGGTGAGTGGGTTTGACCTGTTCAGCCTGTTTACCCAATTCCCGATGGAAGGGAAACAGGTCGAGAACATTCCCGTAAACGCCGCTTACAATCCGGCAACCCAAGGATGTATTTCCTACTACACTGCGGAAGCCAGCGCATATACGCTGTCCACGTTGAAGACGAACAACGTCCAACTCTCGTTGAATGCCCAGATCACGGCCAGCGCCGCAACCGATCAGGTCTTGCGTTTCTCTCCCTACGCCGTCGAGAACATGATCGTAGAGGAAATGCGTCGGGCTACGCTGTTCAAGCGGAACTCGAAGTGCGTCCGGGGATCGGGAAGCGGTGAACCTCTCGGCATCCTCTCTTCTACGGCCCTTGTGACCGTGACGAAAGAGAGCGGCCAGAGCAACTCGACCATTAGCTGGACGAACATTCTAAAAATGCTCTCCCGTCGGGCCGAAGGGTTTGACGAGTGGGTGTTTTTGGCGAACTGGGACACGCTCCCGTCTCTGTACTCGATCACTGATGCCAACAACAACGCCCTTTATCTGCCTACGGGCAAGGGTGCGGACGCTAACCTCTTCCCGAGTGTTGCGCACGCCATGAGCGGCACGTTGTACGGCATTCCGGTCGTATTTTCGCAGCACGCAAGCCAGCTTGGCGACTTCGGCGACCTCATCCTTGTGGCACCGAAATCTATGGTGGCGGGCTTCGGCGGTGAGTTTGCCGACGAAAGTATCCACGTTCTCTATTCCACGAATGAGAAGGTATTGCGGCTTGTCCAGTACAACGACACCAAGTCCCTTTGGTTGTCGCCCTTCACGCCGGAAAAGGGTGCTAACACCCTGTCGCCGCAGATCGCCCTTGGCGCTCGTGGCGGTTCTTCCGTCCCGATGTGGCTGGACGGCGGCAACGAGGACACCCCGGCGTACCTCAAGCAAGTCTGATAAATCCTCAAGGACGCTACGCCACAGTGATAGGTGTAGTTCCTACGCCCCCCGCCGTTCAACTCCGGCGGGGGGTTTTTTATGCGCTCATGCCCTACATACCGTATGGGCATTTTGACCACTGATACGCTGATACGTTCTTACCTGCCGAGTTCCGTCCCGGCCTCTGACGGCCCGGTAATCTCCAAGCTCGGTAACGTCGCATCCGCCAGCTTCGAGGCATATACCGACCGCCACATTCTGGCGGCCGACTATACAGAGGACTTTGCCGGGTTCGATGACTACACGTTTCATACCCAGCAGTTCCCGATTATCACGGTGTACCGCTTGCAGTTCATGCGAACGCCCGCAATGAGTTTGACCTATACGGCCTCGAACCCTTTCGCCTCCGTGGACGTGACCGAAACGGACATCACGTTAAAACGCATCGTGGCCGGGGCGACCTCGACGGATGCCACGTTCTCTTTCGCAGACTACCCGACGTTTACACTCCTGGCGGCGGCGGTCAATGGCGTAAGCGGCTGGTCTGCCGAAGCCCTGTCCAACTATGGCAACTGGCCGACCTCGGAGATTGTCGAGCCGGGAACCCGAAGTGCGGCCGGATCACTTGCATACCTTGAAGTGTATAGCCAGGACTTGCCGTATCGGGTTCAGGGCGACACCGGGGAGATTTACAGTCCCTTCGGTTTCCTCCGTGGTTATTACAAGCGGTATCGGATCAAGTACCGGGCTGGTTACGAATGCGTGCCGGATGACGTGGCCGGGTGTGTCGCAGAAATGGCGGCACTGCTCTATCAACAGCGGGGCATCAACCCGAACTTGGCAAGCGAAAGTCTCGGCCAGTATTCGTATAGCAACGTTACAACTCGCAACTGGGAACTCTTGTCGCCGATCTCCCGAAGTGTTCTGATGCAATACCGCAATCCTCAACAAGTTCGTTTTAGGGTGTAAGTATGAGTTTAGCCAACCTTATGTTCTCGACGGCAACGGTGAAACGCCGCACCGATACGAAGGATGCGAGCGGCGGGCAGGTGTCCACATGGGCGACAGTTAAAACTTTAACATGCAACCTTCAACCAGTGAGCAGTACGGGGAAGGTCATCTATCAACGGGACGGCATTACGATCAGTCACCAGCTTTTCACGAGCGAAGACCCCGGCATCCTGACCGGCGACGTGATTACGAGCGGCGGGATCGATTACAAGATGATCGGCGGGCCGAGAAACCTTATCAGCGTCGGCCGGGTGTATGTTCTGGATTTGGTGATACTGACGTGAGCGATTGGGACACGAGCATTGAGAGAGACATCATCCGCCACATCAACGAGAACTTGGCGGCGGCGGCTATCTACCTCGTCAATCAGATCAAAGCAGTTCTAAACGACACCCAACCGTATTTGCAAGTGACCAGCAAATCGGGGAAGGTCTATAT